GTTTAATAGTGGAAATACTTCGTCTAACTTGCTTGATGCTACTTCTAAATCAAAAGCATCACATTTCTCCTTTAATTGATACCATAAGCTTACAATTTCTAAAAATTCTTTTTGCTTATTTGTTTTGATTGTTGGCGTTGGTTCGAGTTCTTTAGAAAAAAATAATTTGGAAATCAAGTATGGGAAATCTATAAAATTGGAAAGTAGGATGAGTACTCCTAATCCTATAGACCCATATATTAGATATGCTGCATTCATAATTTACCTTTAATTGTTACCGTGATAGGGACAAGCTGTTTTGTGACCGTCACCTTGAACTATTATACCCGTTCCCTTACAAATACACTTTTTGGGATCTGGATTAGTGCCATCATCCGGTAATGGTTCTGGGTTATTGACAAATATTTCTTTTTCTGCTTTGTCAAAAGCCTTTGAGCAATCTTGCTTCCATTCTTCTACGTAGGAAGCGTACATATTGTTAATGTCTTCGTTTTTTATAGAGCAAAATGTGGGATTGCAACAACCCACAAAAAAGATCATGGGTATAAGGAGTAGGTATCTCATATTAATATCTCCATTAGGTATACTATGTTATACACCTAAACGCTGTTCTGGATTGCTGTTATTAATGCTGATACGCGATTGTCTAGTAGGGCAAGGTCTAGGGATTCTCCGATGCTGTAGAAGGCGAGACGGTCGCTTCCATACCCGGTGTTGCCGTCAGAAAACAGAATGACGTTTCCGTTGAATGGAGTCTGCGATACAGATGACGCCGTATAGTCAGTAGAGCCAACCCGGTATGTGTAATCGGCTGACGCAGAGCGAGAGATTCCCTTGAACCCAAGGGTTGTACCAAAGGCGGAGTTTGTGCCAGCAGCAGTTCGATTGCGAACCTGAAGCGTGCCGGTGGAGCGGAGGATAGCGTTAGACCCAGTTGCGGCGTTGCCAGCGGTCAACTGGAACCCGCCGACGCCGGCGTTCGCGGAGTGATAAATAGCATTGTGATTGTCATCTTGCGGGTCGGCGTTGTTTGCCCTATTGCTATCCAAAGACTTAGTATTACCATCACCCTTCAAGCCTGTTAACCTATCATAGTCTGATGATACAAAATTATTATTTGTGGGTGTTGCTCCTACTAACGGGACCAAAGCGCCAGCAAGACTATTTGCGCCACATAAAATACAACAAGCTTTAATGCTGTCCCAAATACCATCGTTTTGACAACCGGTAACAAAATCATTGATTGCATTTGCCGCAGTAGTATCTATTGATGATCCAGCAGCATATATTCTGTTAATATAGTCTTGTGCTTCAGCATTTGAAACTTTAGGAGCTAGTGTGAACCCCCATTTTTTAGCAAGATATTCTTCTACATATCTTAGTTCATAGTCATTCAGTGTGCGATTATATACTAGATATTCAGCTATTGGACCATCAACAAATTGATTGGCGCCATTATTACTACCAATAGCTAATGTTCCAGGGCCAGCACCAGTTGTGCTTGAGGGTGGAGATGGCACAAATGGTGATGTTGTTGTTGGTAATGTTGCTCCTAAAAAATTAATCTTCATAGTTTGATCACTACCATCAAAAACGCTAGAATAAATACCTAGAGTTAATGAGTTAGTGGTAGGAATACTTACAGCAATGCCATTAGAACCTGCTACGCGAGATACTAAGGTATTAGAAGAAACTAAAAATGGAGTATCAGCACCACTTAAATCTCTAGAAAATTGAGCATTTTGGGATGTGCTGTAAAGAGCAATTCTTGTTAATCCAGTTAGGCCACTTTGGTCTGTATAATTTGATCTTTCTAAGGTATCATTAGAGCCGTCAAAGACTAGCGCAGTTTTGTCGTTTACAGCAGATGCTGTTACTGTGGGACGATTATCTGCTGTGGATTGAGTAACATGATTATTACTACCGCTTTTATCTTTCCAATAACCAACTGTAGAACCAATACTTACTGATCCAGTACCATCATCATTTTCTGCCATTGATGTTAAATCAGCAGAATCATACCACCCTACAAGCCCAGGAATTTTACGAGGGTCAAAATTACTACCTAGAGTTTTAACTGCTCTTAAATTAATCGCCATTATACTTCTTCCTCTACTACAGGAATTAATGCTAATGCTTCACTTAATGGAACCACACTAATTTCATTAAAACGCCCAGAGTCTAACGCTTGAAATCCAGGCCCATATAAACCGTTAGGAACCTCTGTTAATAAATCAGCACATAAGAAAAATGTACCATCAGTTAGGGTCACGGGTTTAGCCACATGATTAGAGGGATTTTCTTGTTGAACCACTTCTAATCTATCGGCCAATTCTTGTGAAAATACCAACCCCCACTGTTTTGCATATTCGTAGGGTAGTGGTAAGTATGGCAATAGTTCTGCTACATTAGTTGGGTTTTCTGGTAATACAATTTCGTCTGACATAATTATCTCCTTTTTAAAAATTAGCCTTTCTACTTGTAATGTTTTGTAATTTTATGCTCTTCCTAGGGATTGATGGGAGGAACGACAAATTTCAGAATATGCGGCGACCTGCTCGGCGCTCATGCCGTCGCCAATGCTGTATCCAGTGAGGGTGGCGGGGGACGTTGATGTGCGAACTTCACCGGTATCCGTGCGGCGATCAGTAAAAACAGGAATTGAAACATCGCTAGTAAGCGGGATTGGATAATTTTGCAGAGATGGAGTGTCGAGCGCGTTTTCATTTTTATACAGCGTAATAAAACCGCCAACACCGGTATACGATAAGGTCGCAATTTCTCCAGGCTGCCATTGTACGAGCGCGTTTGCTTGATTCGGGGCTACGTTAATCGACCCGAGATTGCCTTCTTGCCCGTACCGATGGCCGTAGACTACAGCGTATACAGTCCCTGTTGTCGCCTGCGTAATCGAGAACACCTCCGGTTGATCAAGGCCGATAAGTTTACGATAGGTACCGATTACGTTTGCTAAATGCACCGACATGTGCCGCGTGTTATTGAAATTAGCCGGTACGCCGGTGTCTAAATATTTTGCGGTCGTGGATGAGCCGGTCAGTCCGTATGACTCAACATAATCAGCAGATACAAAATTAAAGTTTGTATCAACAGCGTTTCCGTACACCGTGCCGCCGTATGTCGGGCCAGTATACAGTGGCACAAGAGCAGCATTTAAATTGTCGCCAGCAAATAAATTGAGGCGATAAAAACGATCTCTAATACCCGCCGATTCTATAGAATCACAAAATGAGCTAACAGCATTAGCGGTAGCTTGACTAACAGTGCCACCATTATCATAAACACGATCTATCCAGTTTTTTGCTTCCACATTTGTGACATATGGTTTGGCTAAATCTTTGATTAGGGTTGATACTCTGTTATCTAGTAGTTCAAGGTCTAGGGCTTCGCCTATGGAGTAGAAGGCAAGGCGGGCATCGGTGGCGTTTGCTAGCCCGCTGTTGTTTGTGCCGAAAACATAATAGTTGGCATTGGCTGGTGTCTCGGATGCCACCGTATGCGAACTCGTCCCGCCGTCTGAGCGAACGCTAATGTTGGAGGCGTCAGGACGGGCGACAGCCATGAACCCAACGGCTTCGTTTTGGCTAGAGGAAGTCAATGTTGACGAGCGGCTGCGCACACGCAACACAAGCGCTCCCTGCTCTACCAACATAGTGCTGCCAGTAGCGCCGCTGCCGCCAGCCCCCATGTGAACGCCCACAACTGTGCCGTTGGTATCCAGCGAGGACGCATAAACGGCGATGTGCGAACTATCCTGCGGATCGGCGTTGTTCGCCCTGTTGCTATTTAGATATTTCGTTGACCCATCACCTTGTAAACCAGTTAAAAGATTATAGTCATTAGCCACAAAGTTATAATTAGTAGGAGCATCACCCTTAATAGGAGTTAAACATCCATCTAAATTATTCCACCCACTTAATATGCAGCAAGCTTTGATGCTATCCCAAATGTTGTCAGATTTACAACCAACAACAAAAGCGTTTATAGCCTCAATCATTTGTCTTTTTTTGCTCATCCTATGCTGCCCCCATTTTCGTAGCCAGCGTTAATATAATTTAATGTGTCTATGTCATAATCTTTACCAGATAGTCCGGTATTTAGGAAGAATTTATTTTCTGCCATGAAACGTGAAACACGATTGTCCAGTTTTTCAAGATCAAGGGCTTCGCCTATGCTGTAAAAAGCAACACGACCATCTGATGCTAAACTACCAACTGAACGATCTAAAATATACAAGTTTTGGGATGTTGATGTAC